CATGAGTTGGGATGGTAGGCACGAGTACCGCTGACAGAGACCGTCAATAATCTCGGCCTCCTCCAATTCCCACGGCTTGACTACTCGGTTGCCATCGCGGTCGATGCCGCCGCCAACGTGTCTATATTTCCGGATGGCTCGGATAAAGGGCTGGGTACGCCGGCAACCTCCTCGACCCAATGTTGGACGACCAGGTTCGTCAACTCCAGCGGGATCGCCAGCATCCCGTCGCCATCAGCCGGGATGAGCTTCCCATCAGCATCCTCAAGGTTCCAGTCCATCAAGACAGTCTCCCCGAATAACCGGGCCATGCCCTCCTGGTCCTCGCCTTGGGCGGACTCCCGGAGGGCGATGAACTGGGCGAAGGTAACGCTCAACCGGACCCGTATCTCGGCCCCGTCGTAGTCAGTACCCTGAAAGTTTATTAGTGCCGTCCTCTCCGGGATGCGAAAGCCCTTCCGGGCCGTCGCCCCGTTAGTCGCTACCACTTAGCCCCACGTCGGGACGGCGCCTCCGGACAACGCGCCGGGTGCTGACCAGGTCAATTCACCGGAGGACGACCGGCTCAAGGCGTAGTCCGAGAAGAACGCCTCGCACGCTAGGGTCTGGCCGCTGATTGCCATCGTCACCGTTCGCGCCACCGAGGTCGATGGGACCGTCTTGAATACATCATGTGACATATTACTGGCATCGTTGAAGACCCCGTTGAAAGTGACCGAGAAGTCCGCCAGGAGCAACAACCGCTCCCTGGCCGACTTGTCGAGGCCGGTTATATCCTGCTCCTCTCTTGGCGTGGCGAAGTCCAAGTTTGTTATATCGTTGCTGATTGTCCTGGCCGACCCGCCGGAGTCGTCCACAATCACCGAGAAACCCAGTCCTGATTCCTTTGCCATGTTACCCTCCTAATTCCTAGCCCTGATCTGATATAAGTCGTCGTTCATGCTGTCTAGCCACTCCAGCGGAGCCATCACCAGGTTGTCGCGCCAGAGGATCGGGTCGCGCTCGACCGGAGTCCTATGACCGCCGGCCCGACCTTTGAAACATTCTTGCCCTGGTTCGAACATGAACCGGATGAGCTGGCCCTCGGATTCCTCCCGAAAGCCCATTCCCGACCGCCGGATATATCCGGCATTGATCGTATCGTTGGCCGGCAAGACGGTCTGCCATCCCCTCACGTATTGTGGGCAGCCCACCTCCCGGCACGATGCCTCTCGCCAATGGGTATCCCTTGGTCTTGCGGCCTTCCAGTGGGTCGTCATTTATAGTTCCCATATTGACGGCGCTCGATAAGCCCGGACTCGCCGAGTTCATAAAGCACATCCGCGAACCCCTCATGGTCCGACATTATCTGCCGCATCTCGTTCTCGACCACCGCTTGCCTGGTCACTATGTCGGCCACCCTATCAGCCATCTCGGTATCTAACTCCCGGTCTCGGATGCTCTCGATCGCTGGGCCGTATTCCTCCATGACCCACATGACCTTTGTCATGGATTCCTCGGCTTGGATGGCAAGGTCTTGGACCCGCTCCACCAGGTCGGTGTCGTCATACTGGGACTCCTGCAATGCCTGGATGCTCTCCAGGGCCGAGTCTATATTCCCCCGGAGGGTCACGACCCATCCGATGAGCCCGATGACGATGATTGCCACCGGGATCAGACTGAGACCCAGTTGGAGAGGCTTCACGTCACTCGCTCCCAGACGGCGCCGGCATCCGAGGTATAAATCAGGATTTCCCGGTGTTCGCAACGAGAGCAAACCCGGCCCGACCATCCATCAAGGCGCCAATCGTGGACTCTTATCCAACAAAGCAATCTCATCTTCTTACCCCTTGCTCTGTATCTTATGGATGATGGCTCCCATCATCAGCCAGGAGAAACAAATCCCTATGGCGAATGCTCCCCACCAGGGGAGCGGCGCGAACCGTCCGATGGACAACAGACCGATATCCTCGGCGAAATGTACCCCGACCGCCAGGCCAGTCGCTCCGGTGAATAATGTCCGGATATAGGCCATTTAGTCCGACTCCAAAATCTTCATAGACAGGGCGATAATCCCGCCCACCGACGTTCCGGTAGCGACCTCGTTGCTGAGATAGATACCGGCCCCGGCCACTCCTCCCAAAATCAGGATAGACAGGAAGATTTGAGGCCTGATACGTCCTATCTTCACAGGGTGACATCATCCTCGCCGGTCCCTCGCCTAGTCACTACGCAGAAGTCCAGGTTAGAGAACGTCCCGGTGGTCGTGATCCGGAGGTAACGCTCTACAGCCCCGCTGACCGTGACTCGTTCCGAGGTCGGAGCGGCAGCGGCGGCGACCGCCGTGAAGGACAAGACCGTCGCGAAGGCATCGCTGGACCCGTTGTCGCTGGACTGTTGGATGGTCACGGTCGGCGTCCCGGAGTCGATGTCGGTGATTGACAGATACCCGACCAACCCGGCGCTGGTCGCGGCGCCGTCGTCCCGGCTGGTCGAACTACCCGCCGAGGAATGGGTCTCCTTGCCGGTTGTGAGAGTATTGCCCCACTCAAGCGGGACTCCCGACGCGGCCTGAGTATCGATCGTGAAGGATAAAGACCCGTCGCTTCCCCGGCTTGGGTCGTAGTTGATCTGCTTCCCTACCAGACAAGCGGCAACGTCCCCGCGTGTCGCACCGAAAGCCCATACCACGATACGGTCGGTTGTGACCAGTCCTTTGAATGCGGCGTGCTCTTGTTCGGTAGCATCGTTGAACCAGGACGAGACCCCAAGGTTCCCGTCCGAGAGTCCCATGACTCGCTCATGGGCCGAGGCGTTGAGGGCGGTCGTGTCCAGCAATTCGCGGGGACTTCCGGCGTTGTCGATGGCCGCAACGTCCCCACTTAGGTCGTAACCGTGGACGAATATCTGTTGTCCCAGTCCGCTTTTCTTTGCCATTTGTCGCTCCTACGGAGTGATGGTCACTTCTTCATAGAGTTGGATGTCGAAGGGAATTGTGGCAGTGCGGTATAGCTGACCGCCAATATCTATCGTGGCGACCGCGGCATTGCCGACGGTGGAGTCGGTACAGTTCCCGGCAAGGTCAGCGTCCGACCGGAGTTTGGTGTCCACCTGGACCATCGTGTCCCATAACTCCAACTCGATACTCTCCCGGACATCAGCCGACGCCTGGAGCCGGAAATAAGCCCGGACCATGATAGTCGTCGTCGAGCCGATATCCGACAGGGTCTGCCAGCCGTTTGTCCGGCCCTGTACCCAATACGCCAGGACCGGAGTCCCGGACAAGGCCAGAGGCTCGGCCCGGATGACCGCGACGAAGGCCGGGTCGGTGATGGACGACAGCAACACGTCGATCCTGTCCAATGCTCCGGAGCGGCTCAATCGAACGCCTCGATCAGGGCATCGCCGATGTACTGCTGATAAAGCGCGGGATTATTGTCGATGTGGTTCTTGGCGTTAGCGAACATGTGATACAGGGCTTCCACCTTCTCGGCATATTGGAGATCGACGTTGTTGCGTGGGCCTTTCGCGTTGACCTCGGCAACTCCATCACGTATCGCGTGGGCTGCTATCGCCCGTTTGAGCACGCGGGTATGCGCGCCATGTTTTGCGGATCGGGGAGCCTTGGCATACTGCGAGGCCGGTGGTCCCCATAGTTGGTCATCAACCTTGTTGCGCCCTTCGATGGTCGCCAGGTCGAGAAGTCCCCGGTTGATGATGCCTTGCATCACCCGGAGACCGGAACCGTCAAAGACCGGGCCGGTGACCTCAAAGTGGACGCCGAACGGTTCTGCCATTAGAAGATCACTCCGTTGCTGGTCCCGGTCACCCGGAAGTCCGCCAGGGTCATCAAAACCGACCGGACCTCGCCCTCGGCCACCGTCATCGACATCTCCCCGGCACCGATGCTTCCAGCCGACCCAAGGTCTCTATTTCTAAACGTCAGCTTGGCGATGTCCAAACAAGCCTGGACGACCAGCTCCGGATAATCGTAGCGAGTCAGACCGGCGCCTCCGGAATGGGTGGCGGCGGTCGTGCCATTGACGCCCCGCTGGACAGTCAAGGTGTTCCCTGATATGGCGGTTATGTAAATCTGCTCGGAATCCACCAAGACGGTCTGGGCCGGTCCCAGGTCTGCCGCGCTGGTAACGCTGATGGATGTCGCGGTCGTGGAAGTTATCGCGTCCGCCGTGGTAACGGACAACGTGTCCGCGGTATATCCCCAGTTCCCCAGGATGCTCAAGGTCTGTTGGCCGGCGTCCAGGGTGTTGCTGGTATCCTCGTTCAGTTTGAATACCGTCTTGGGGCTGACGTTGTAGGGCATCAAGAAGAAGTCGGCGTTGTAGCCCTCGGTCAATACCGTACTGGCTCCACGGTCGGTGTCATCGTAAGCCGTCACGGTGGTCGTGGAGATAAGCCAGCCGTCCAGCGGGATGACATTCGCCAGGGAGACCGTGGTCGCGATGGCGTCCGTCCCGGCCAG